GTCATGGGATAAAAAACCCAGAGGACTGCTACTAGTGGTGATATACTGTCTGATGCGGCTACAAAGTCGCTCATTGAACTGTATTGTTAAGTTTTACGAATAATTATTTAGTAATTAAAGTATTTCAAGTAAGTGTATACACCTACTCCAACCCAGAAGAGGACCATAGTCGCTCTTCCGTTGGCTTTCCAAAAGATATCTGCTTGAGTGTCCATTAGAAGATACCTGGTATGATTTGTCCTGTGGTGATGTAAGCACCTGTTGCTGCAACGAATCCAATCATTGCCATCCAACCGTTAAACTTTTCTGCTTCTGGTGTCATTTTCTTAGATTAATAGGGGTAGAAATTTAAAAGAGACCTGCTTCGACTAAGCAATCCCTGGAATAACCCATCCGAAGAGGGTGTAGTTAATCGTGCCGATTACTAGTCCAATCATCGCTAGGCGACCATTGAGCAACTCAGCATTCTTCCAATAATCATGGTCTTCTATGACCTCGATTCTTGGTTCGGCAGGAAAAATATTTTGCTTGCCGTATTCGGTAGTTGTATACCGATTTGCCACTGATTGTGTCATGCTGTTAACTTATGTTAAGTAACGTTACATAATTATATAGCAAAGATTAAATTCCTGTCAACCCCTATAGGTATGGATACCCACACCTCAATAATCCAGACTAATATGACTGTTAAGAGAATGTGATCACATCACTTCCCTCTCCTCCATAAATCCCTCCAGGCACGTTTACTGGCTCAGCAGCACCGAAATCAATCTGACCTAGGTCTAAGCTGGTGTCTGAATTAAACTCAATACTATCTCCTAGTACAGTATCAGGGGAGAAGGTAATCTCAACCTTGTCATTGCACTCTGGAAGACCCTCTGCGATGGTCTGAAGACCTTGGTAGTGTCTCCACACCTCACTAAGAGTATTCCTATCAAAATCTTTCTGGTCTACAGCAGCTTTGAATGCTTCTCTAACAGCATCAACTGCTTTCTCAAACTTATTAGGTAATCCGCAACTCATGTCTTCCTCCGTAGTGTGTGTAAGTGGTTAATAATATCCTCTCGGATCCACATCAGCTCATTATAGCACTTCTGATTGTGAGCGCAAGAGCGTAATGCATTGTCAGGTTTATGGACAGACTCGATAAAGATATCAAGTGCACGATTCCATAGCATGTCCTGAGATTCTTTGGGTATTGCCCCTTGGTCTTGCATAGCTAATCGATACTGGCGTAGTAGGTATTCGTATTGGTCAGACAAAACTAAACCATCCTGTGATAATCTGTTTCTCTGTTGTTTGTGACACTCTTCCTTTATGGAAATGTGTCCAGTCTGCAGGCCATATAACAGTATAACCTTTCTGTGCAGGGACATACTTATCTTGATGATACCATTCGGTACCGCCATCAGGTACATCGTTAAGGTATGTCATAAAGACTAAATGTCTGAATGCATTACCAGGAAGAGCACTCATCCTTTCAGTGTGCCAAGTTTTAAAGCCACCACCTACAGGATAACATTGTAAACTTAATGGTTCCACTACCTGAAACCTAGAGGTCTCACAGAATGGAAACGTCGTACAATATTTGTCAAGTACTCCTTGCAGTGCTGCCATATAATTTTGTATATGTGGCATCGCAATCTGATGTGGGATATGGACATCCATAGAGTCTTTCAACTCCTTATTCACATGGATATCACCTTGGTCATACACCTGTCCTTCTGTTACAGGTAGAAACCTTTGCATCTCCCAAAATTCTAATAGACCGTCGCAAATTTCCCCATCTATAAAGTCACCCCAGATGAAGTCATCTCTCCTGTCGCATTGTCTGCCCTTATATATTACAATCTCATCCATCTTTTGCTCTCGGTACCAATATGATTGGGTCACCATCCCACAACTTCTTCTTAACTACATCAGTATGTCCACGTAAATTAAAGGAAACAATAGTCCTTCTTACATCAGATTGATTTGCTGTAGCCTCATGTTGAATGGTAGAAGGAAAGATTACCATGTCACCTTCTTTAACAGGTGGTACAAATCTTTCTAGGTTACCATTCCAAGGGTTAAGATATGGGTTATAGAATTCTGTGGGTGTATGATACTCAGGATCAAACTCCACGTATATAATAGCAGACCACCCACTATGCCCATGATTATGGGATGGGTGACTAACACCTCTGTAATACTTTTGGTACCACATGTCAGTGAATTCTATTCTTCTCCTGCTACTGAAGTCTGCTAGGTGTGGTTTGATAACATCAATAACAACATCAGCATAATCAGGTAGCTCTGTCTTCTCAGCAACTGCCTCTTTAAAATAGTCAGTAAAGAGACCACCATTATTAGGTTCCTCTTGAGACTTATCTTCTTTAGGTAGTGCTCTTAGTATTCTATTCTTTGCAACGTCCCAATTCTTAATCTCATAATGGATTATAGGGACAGTAAACATATTATATACTGTCATACCTTCATTAGTTGGAGTTCACGTATACGATCTGCCAGAGCCATAGCATCTTCCATATCACCCCTCTCTGTAAGGAGGTGCAGTTGATCTATTAGAAGCTCGATAGATTTAGAGAGCACGTCGTACTCAGTTTCCATGTGACCCCATTAGAATACCATCCAAGTATATATGAGGGAACCTATGGCTGTCAACCCTTAAAATTTTTTATAAACCACTCAGCATCTACGACAGCAAGAGCCTTCTTCCTATTCTTCTTCATGAATAGGATAGGCTCATGGTCTCCAGAGTTAGCACATGCCTGATCGTATGCATCATACACGTTTAACTTCTCTTGGTTCTTACATTCTATACTAAAGGGAAACTTCTGTCTGGCATCACGAGCCATAATCAAGTCTTCTCCACCCGCTCCCATGCTCCGTGATTCTATATCCTCTGGGTGTATATTCCTCTGCTCTATCAGTTGATCCCGCACCCACTGCTGAAAGAGTCTTCCTTTCGCTTTGGCACTTTGTGGTTTCATGATGTTCAATTACATATGGTAACAGTGCATACTCTTGTAATTGAATACGTCTAGTTAGTGTTTCAACAGTATCATCAGGTAGTATCTCTACTTTACTCTGTGCTATTATCTCTCCACCATCTAACTCTTCATTCACATAGTGAACTGTGCATCCTGTTTCCGTGTCATTACTATCTAGGGCTTGTTCAACAGCGTGTAATCCTTTATACTTTGGTAGTAGTGACGGATGAACATTAATAATGGGGCAGTGAAAATCTAAAGGTCTCTTTATGATTCTCATATACCCCGCTAAGACTATTAGATCTACTCTCCATGACTTAAAGAGTGCAATCATCTCGTCTTCATTCGTATGCTTAACTCTTACATGTGGAATCCCATACTTTGCTGCTCTTTTCTGTGCTCCACACTCTTTCTTATCATGTATCATAAGCACAACCTCGTGCTTATTACATGTCATTACTATGTTTTCAAAGTTGGTGCCCTTGCCTGAGCACATAACGCCGATGCGTTTACGTCTCTGAAGTTTCTTCATAAGTAGGTTCGCCTAATGATTTAAATTCAAGCTGTGACTTAAGGAATAATACTTCCTTCTTTAACTCTTGATTTTCAGCTTCCAACGTTTCAATTTCTTCTTGATAGATAATAATCATGTCTTGAAGTCTTTGGTTTTCATTTTCGAGATCCCAATCCATAGCATTGGGGTGTAGACACTAGTATTTACACATTTAATAACCCCTTAATGATATTATATCATATTTCTCTTGCATTACCACATCTGTTAGCAGATGGATACTGTGCTTCAAATAATTTATTGGCGAACACTTGATTCTCTGCCTCCACTGTAGTCTTATGGTACTTTGTACCAGTGGTGGGCAGTCTAAAAGTTACTTCATATTTTTTCATATAAAAAAGGGGGATGATGTCCCCCTATTTATTATGCAGCTACAGCTTTGTTGCTGTAACTCACACCACGATAAGTCAATTGAGACTTTGGTGCGGGTGCTGCTTTGCGCTTGTCAGTGTCATAGACGACACCACGATAAGTGACTTGTGCCATTGGCTTTCTCCTGAAAGTAGGGTGGATAAGACCCGTTCCTTCAGTCGGCTTTTGCGTCCCAGTTGCAATCCATCCTCTCTACATCTCTATAGTATTCTCTATAGATTGAAACTATATCTGCCTTGGTGTTAGGAGATAAGTCTTGCTTTCCATTAACTCTTTCTACCATTTTGTAATAGTCAGAGCAAGTAACAGCAGCAGCGATTAGGAATTCCATAACTGAGATGAACGTATCCGTTCCGAGTCGGCTTACTTGCGCCCTGTGTATCAGGGTGAACGTATTGTCATGATACCATGACTTAACTATTTATGCAACTGTTTTGTTGTCTTTGTTACATTTCTTTTTTTAGTCTGAATAGACTTCCTCGGGCTCCATCGACTCGTCAAACTGGAATAGGGCTGACGCTTCAGCTCCCTCCTCAGGGAACGAAGGAAATATAAGTGGTCCCTTATACCAACTTTCGGGTCTTTCAGAGAGCCAATCAGCTTCTCTTCGCACGACCTGTGCCTCATTACGTGTAAACCATTTCATTCTAATCTTTTTAAAAAGACTAGAGCTTAAATCCACTAAAGGTATTAGATTCGACATCCTGTTTAATCCCTCCAACGATATAAGATTCAATCTCAGTTTCCTGAGGAGCATTTTGTTGACCTTTACTATTTAGCCAGTGCTCCGTCCATGGTAACGGATTATTCTTAAGAGGTATATCGTATACAGGTTCCAATCCTATAGCTTTCATTCTTCTGTTAGCAACCCACTCAACATATTGACAGAGTAGTTTCTCATTAAGTCCTATCATACTACCATCTTTAAAGAGGTAGTTTGCCCATTCTTTTTCTTCATCAACTGCTTTCTTAAACATCTCGATGACATTCTCTTTCTCTTCCTGTGCAATCTCAATCATCACAGGGTCATCTCCTTGCTCCCACTTCTTGATTATCTTCTGAGTGAGGACAAGATGCTGGCTTTCATCTCTGGCGATAAGAGAGATAATTTTAGCGGATCCCTCCATAAGTTTGAGTTCACCAAACGCAAATGAGCAAGCGAATGAAACATAGAATCTAATACCTTCGAGGATGTTAACATTTAAAATAGCACGATAAAGAGAACGTTTCAGGTCTTTTCTACACCATTCAACGGAAGGGGATCCTTTGCTAGAAGAAGTCCACATGTTACCGTTGTCCCACTCGTGAGCGAGATTGATGAAGTCATTGTATGCTTTACATACTGACTCAGCCCTTGACATTATCTTAGCGTCATCTAACACGCTGTCAAATACTTCAGAGGGGTCAGCGTAAATATTCTTAATAATATGAGTGTAGGAGCGTGAATGAATCTGCTCCATAAATTCCCAGACACCCATAGCACCTTCCAATTCAGGCAAGGAACAGTATGGACTGAATGCCATGCCAGGACCACGTCCTTGCACAGAGTCCAAAAGGATCTGGTACTTCAGGTTACTAGTATATATGTGCTTTTGTTGATCAGAGAGACTCTTATAGTCAACTCTATCTTTTTGTAAAGAAACCTCTTCAGGTCTCCAGAAGTAACCCAGTTGTGTCTGAGTTAACTTATCAAAATCAGGGTACTTATAGTTATCATAACGTTGCATACCCAATGGTGCACCAAAAAACATTGGTTGTTTAGTGGTGTCAATCTTACTAGAGTTGAAAACTACTACTCCCATTTTGCATTCCATTCTTTAAACGACGATTGGCAGTCGGGTGGCTCAGGCTCTCTGATACCCTTCATCTTTTTCCACCTGTTGTGCAATGCACCCATCATCCATGACTGAGCAAGACTCTTGGGTCCATTCTCAAGCAGATCTAATTCATACCTGCTAGAGGTATACCCTTTGTATTCTTCTCTCCAATTGGAGTCATCGTATGTCATTAAGCACCTCGTTTAGGAACAATAGTATTCCAGAAGACTCTCCATAAAGATTTAGCAGCATCACCTTGTAACTCGTCAAACATATACATGTTAAGACGGAAGGCATAGTTTGCTTCAGTAATTAAAGCATTCCTTTGCTGCTCATCTAACTCAAGACTATCTAATACTGCCCTATAATCCTTCTTGAATGCCTTAGCATCCTCAATCTTAGGGAAGTCATAGAAGTGAAGACCTTCACCCCTAGGTGGGTTGAGTGCCTTCTCTGCAATACCCTTGAGTATTTGACCACCAGACAAGTCACCAATGTAACGTGTGTAATGGTGTGCAATAAGAAGGTATGGATCCTTCTCAGCAACCTCATTAAGTCTGTAAACATACGTGTTACAGGCTTCAGAAGGTGTCAGGAGTCCTCTCCAGTTAGGACCATAGTAATATCTAAGGTCTCTCTCCAGTGAATTAGTCCTGTTGAGTCTATCACACCATTGCTTCAGAATGATAGCGTATGTGTCAGTTGTTTCACTGATCCTATCCTCCATCGTGGTATAGACGTAATAGAAGTCAGTGACTAGCTTCCTATACTCTTCAGGATTAAGGACACCTTTAAGGAATTGAGATACAAATTTTGTATTCTCTGCTGCTGAGTGGGATTTCTTAGTCCCTTCTTTTATTTCTGCACTAAACATTACAAGCCTCACATTCTTCTTGTTCTGCATTCATTAATTCACTGATAAGATTATCAATGTTATTAGGATCATCTGGCACCTCATGCCATCCTATTGGATGTGATGGTTCATCTATATCCTTCTTAGCATCATATGTATTCTGATAGTAAGAGGTCTTCCACCCATACTTGTAACTAGTTAGAAGGTCTTGTGCCATTACTGATACAGGTACCTCATTATCAGGATAATTCTCTGGATTATAAGACCAGTTACCACTGATAGCTTGGTCAAAGAATTTCTGCATCACTGCCACAACATTAATGTATCCAGTGTTACTAGGCATCTCCCAAAGTAATGTGTAATCATTCTTCAGACTAACATAGGAGGGAACAATTTGCTTAAGAGGTCCCTTCTTTGATTTCTTAATGGACAAGTAGTCTCTAGGTGGCTCGATACCATTGGTTGCGTTTGACACAACGGAGCTGCTCTCCGAAGGCATTTGTGCGGACAATGTTGAGTGCCTAAGACCGTGGGTGGTGATATCATTCCGTAAACTATCCCAATCATAATTTAAATTTACTGATGAAATCTCATCTACCTCCTTCTTATATGTATCAATCGGTAGGATACCATCAGAATACTTAGTCCTATCAAAAGCAGAGCATGCTCCTTTCTCTTTAGCAAGATTGTTAGATGCTTTAAGAAGATTATATTGGAATGCTTCTGTCAATTGGTGCACTAAATCCCATGCCTCTTGTGAGTCATAGTTAACACCCTGTTTAGCAAGATAATGTGCTAACCCAATGTATCCTATACCCAATGACCTACGTGCCTTAGTGCTACGCTCTGCAGCAGCAACAGGATACTTCTGATAATCAATCAACTCTTCTAATGCTCTAACTGATAAGTCACACAACTCTTCAAGTTGATCAAAGTTAGTTAATTTACCTACGTTAATAGCAGATAAGATACACAGTGCTATCTCACCAGCATCCTCATCTATATGCTGAATAGGATCTGTAGGTAGAGTAATCTCTTGACAAAGGTTACTCATATAAACAGAGTCTTTAAATGATGAGTGACTATTACAGTGGTCAATATTCATGATGTAAATACGACCTGTCTCTGCTCTCTCCTTAAGGAGATCTAGTATGAGCTCTTGCGCTGGTAAAGATACTCTTGGAATTGAACTCTCCCGTTCGTATTTCTGGTAGAGGTCGTCGAAGTCCCCACTACCAAAGCTATCATAGAGGCCAGGCACATCGTGAGGGCTGAATAAACTAATATTCTCATTGCGAATGAATCTCTCATAAAATAATTTAGATATCTGTATACTATAGTCAAGTTTTCTTACCCGATTATCTTCTGTCCCTTTGTTATTCTTTAAGACGAGGATGTCTTGGATTTCTTGGTGCCAGATTGGGAAGTGTACTGTTGCCGACCCTCCTCGGACCCCATTTTGTGTACAGCATCTGACAGTTGACTCAAACTTTTTGAGAAAAGGGACGACACCTGTGTGCTGAACTTCTCCGCCCCTGATTTTGCTGCCGATCCCCCTAATCCTACCTGAGTTAATACCAATACCTGCCCTTTGAGCGACATAGTAGCCAATAGCCATATCACTGCTAAAGATACTATCGATGGTGTCATCAATATCAACCAAAACACAACTTGCAAATTGGCGAAGGGGGGTTCTAACTCCCGCCATGACTGGTGTTGGGATGTTGATTCTGTGTTTACTGATTGCGTCATAGTATCTCTTAACGTAAGATAATCGGGTCTCTTTATTATAATTCTGAAACAGTGTAACCGCAATCATTATATACATTTGTTGCGGTGTCTCGTATACTTCTCCACTGCTACGGTCTTGTACCAGGTATTTATCTACGACCTGCCTAAGACCAGCATATGTAAAAATGTAATCTCTATCATTATCAATGTATCCATCAATCTCGCTCCACTCATCTTCCGTATATTTTGCCAGAATAGTACCATCATAAACTCCTTTTTCTATACAGTCATTAACATGGTCCAGGATGTATGGACGCACATCAGGGTGTTGTCCATAGACAGACTTCCTCAGACCATATGACAACAGCCTTGCTGCTACAAACTGATAGTTAGGATTGTCCAACGAGATTAAATCGTTAGCAGACTTAATAAGAATCTCTTGAATGTCTGCTGTGCTAATGCCATCAAAGAATTGAAGGTTAGCATTCATTTCGATGGCAGATTCCGACACACCTGCGAGTCCTTCGCAAGCAAACTCCACCATCCTATGAATCTTGTCAAGTTTAAGAGACTCCTCACCTCTTCCATTACGTTTCTTGACTTTGAGTTCTGTCATACTCGTTTCCATTCGGTTAATTTTATCTTTGCTTGTATACCTTGGTAGGTATTAGTTTTAATAATAGTCTGGGGATCATTACCCACTAGTATCATATCATTAATATCTTTTTCTGTCACCTGTTGTGGCCAAATGACTACTTTTTCACCTCTATCGATTGATTTGGTGAGTCGCTCGACGATTTGTCTGTTACGAGGTTCGTTATCATAAACCCAAATATAATCGCTCCAACCAAACGTCCTGCAATCAATATCACTCCCAGCCATCGCAATGGAATTATCCAAGAAGAGGGAGTCAAACGGTCCCTCCACGACGTAGACTGGTTCACTTTCATTAACATTATTAAGTCCAAATACTTTTTGTTTATCCGCATCAAATAAGATAGTAATATATCTCATCGTTGACTTAGGTAGGAGACTCCTACCTTGTACCCCAAACCACTTACCATCTCTATCTATCAAAGGAATAATGATACGTGGTCTATCATTCTGGAGACTCTTAAAAGTACCAGGTTTCTTAGAGTTAATCCAAGTTTTAAACCTATCTGTATAATACAAAGAGGATAACTTTTCCTGTGGGATTTGTCGTTTCTCTAAGTATTCTCTCGCTGCATGTTTTTTATTTAGCTCAGCGATTGATTGCAAATCTGATACCTTACCATTAAAGTTAGGCTTGGCAGATTTAGGTTTATAATTGGGTGTGTGTCTCCCCTTACCAGTAGCACCTGCCCTGTATTTCTCCAGTATAAACTGGTCGTGCAGGTCAGGTGCATGGTCCTTAAGGAAGTTACCAAGAGACCTTCCAATGCCACAGTTGTGACACTTAAAGATATACTCAGACTTCTTCAGAAAAAAATACCCCCGAGCCT